GGCCTTCCTTGAGGGCCGTCCACATCCGTGGACAAGTGCCACCCGTCGTCTCCCGGCGACGACGAGGTTGACAGTTGCCGGCTCACTTTTCCTCTGGCGAAAGCTTTTGCCAGTTGTGGATTCTCCTACTCCAGCCGAGCATCGGGCGCGGGTGACCGCCCCGGAGCTTGATCTCCCTCCGCTGTACCTGGACCATGTTGTCCGGGAGACGCGGAAGGTTTTTCCTCGCGGCTGGGATAAGGGTTATATTTCTCATATCCACACTGACGTTCCGACCATGAAGAGTGTCTCCGAGAATGCGCGTTCTCAGGGCGGTTGGCGCGCGATGGCGCCTGACCGTGAACAGCATGCAGTTCGCTGCATGGGTGATCTTGACCCTAGTGATGTTGATACGTCCGTTCGCTTTTCCGTTGCTCCTTGTGACGGCAAAGAGCGGGCGGTGACGGTCATGTCATCAACTGCGCAGATCTTGAAGCCTCTTCATAAAGTGCTTTACGACCAGATTTCCGAGCAAGATTGGTGTCTTCGTGGCGACGCCAAGGCCAAGTCTTTCTCGACATTCCACCGTGTTCCTGGGGAGGTTTTTGTCTCCGGGGATTACGAATCCGCTACTGACCATCTGCCTGTGACCGTGGCAGAGGTCATCCTTCAGGTTGCCTCTGAGAGTTCTCGGTTTGTTCCGAAGACTGTCTGGGAGGTAGCCAAGAAGTTTCTTAGGCCGGATATCGTTTATCCTGACGGGGTGACCTCCCAGGCCACGAGGCAACTCATGGGCTCTCTCCTTTGCTTTCCCCTACTTTGTATGCAGAATTACCTGGCTTTCCGCTGGGTTTTTCCGGCAACTACCCCCGTTAGGATTAATGGGGATGACATTGTCTTTAGGGCGAAGCGCGAACAGTACGAGCGTTGGGCTGGCTTTGTTGCCAGCGTTGGCCTTCGTCTGTCCGCTGGAAAGACGTCCGTGAGTTCTACTTACTTCTCCCTTAATTCCACTTTCTTTCGGGCGACTGAGAAGTACGTGCGACTGGTTCCTGTCGTTCGCTTCTCGTCGCTGTCGTCGTCAAAGTGTACCTTCCCTAATTCCCTTCGGGGCGCTCATTCGGCGTTCTTGAGAGGGTTTAAGGGCGAGGTCAGGGAGTCGTTGAGTGCTTTGTGGCTGAGGGTGCGTGGTGGATTGATTAGGAAATCTGGAAGGAGCGTGGTTCGGGGGCTTGGTATCTTGGCGACAGACAAGGCACTGAAGTCTTCCGGTCTTTGGTACCGGGAACTTTGGTATCTGAATTCAGTACCGGCTGACCGGTTCGGGAGGGAGCTTGCGCTCCCTCAGCCACCGACGAAGTTAGAAGGGAAAGTCAAGATACCCCCAGGTTGGCGAAGGGTGTCTGCGCGCGAGGCGCGTGGAAGGCTAGATGAGGAGACTGAGTTCTTTGACGAGTTGCTCGAGTTGGCTTGGCAGCCAGGCGAGTTGAACTCTGTTCGGGATCTTACTCAGGAGTACTTCATCCGCGTCGCTGCGACGGGTTTCGAGTCGCAGTGGCGTCGGTGGAAGAAGACCTCGGTTCGTCGTCCTCTTTATGGCTCTCTTCCTTTGAAGAGTCGCCTGAAGAGTAAGCCTTTCTACACGCTTCGAGTTGACTCGTATCGCAAGGAGGTGTGGGTGAGGGACCCTGACGCCAGTTCGGTTCTGCTGCTTGCAGCATTGCCGTTCCGGGAAGTTGATGCGCGCGCGTGGGCGCCAATTCGATTTTCTTTTGGAGGCGTTGAGAGTTCTCTCGTTGCCACGTCGACTGATGTTTCAAGTAGACCCCGTCTTCCGGTGGAGGCTCCATGCCC